AGAGTATAATCATTTTCGTCTGCATTCCATAAATCTTCAGAAACTTCATCTGTAAAATTTATATAAGAAGCTGATTGTAAAAAAGAATTATACCATTCTTGTATTTGAGTGTACATCGAATTTATTGAATCTGCTTGTGAATTAATTTGTGTATACTTATTATCAATATCCGCTTTAATTATTTCGATATTTGCATAAATAGTATCTATCTCTTCTTTAGTCGCTAAGACTAATTCTGCATTACCTTTAGCAGAATCTGCGCTGATTTTAGCATTATTTTCTGATTCTTTAGCAGAATCTGCGCTGATTTTAGCATTATTTTCTGATTCTTTAGCATTTTGAGAAAATACCTTTGCTTCGCCTGCATATCGACCTGCTTCTGTTTCAGATTTTGAAGCTTGTTGTGCAGATAATTTAGCGGCTTC